CGTCCTTGATCTGCTTGATCTCGGCGTCGCGCTTCTGGGACAGCAGGTCTTTCGCCTTGCCGTAATCCTCCTGCCGCACCTTGCCTTCGGCATAGGCATCGTTCAGGTCTTTGAGTTGCTTTTCGTATTCGCGGTTCGCCTGTTCGACCGGGCCGGCAATGTCGGCGGCCATGTCCAGCACTTGTTCGTGCCACTTGGCCTGAGCCTCGGCTAGCCGTTTGGCTTCCTCTGCGGCCTTCTCCGCGGCACTCTTGCCACCGCCTCCCTTCTTCCCGCTCTTGCCGCCGTCTCCGCCGAAGGCCGCCAGAACGCGATCGAGCGCCGCACTGTTCGGCGCCGCGCCGCCCGGAGCAAATGGGATCGGGTTAACTAGGCTGAACTTCTTCCCATTGATGTAATCCAGTGGCGCGAACAGGGAGCCATTGGCGTTGCTGATATTCGGCTTCGCCTTCGGTGCGCCGCCGAGAAGGTCGCGCGTCATCCACGACGGGAGCATGTCGGCAATCGCAGTGCTGCGTCCGGGCAGGAGCCCCCCGAGATTTGCCAGCCAAGCCGAAGCCTTGTCGGCCTGCGCCAATACATCTCGAAGCTGTCCGATAATCCCAACCAGCTTAGAGATTGCGTCAGCGGCGGCAGCAACGTCGCTCAGCGCGTCCGCAAGGTCATCCGCAATCTGCCGTGCATTGTCGCCATCGGAAACGAAATCCACTGCCCAATCGACGATCTGCGTCAGCTTCGGCAAAAGCTCGGACGCAACCTGCGTGGCCAAGCCAGTAAAAGCAGACTTGAGATCGTCCAGCTTGTCATTGAACTCGTCGGCTGCGTTCGCGGTATCCTGCGAGATGACGATGCCAAGCTCTTTGGCACGGTCGCCGAACGTTTTAAGCCCATCGGAACCTTGATTCAGGAACTCAATCAGGTCGGCACCTGACTTGCCGAATAGCTCCATTGCCACGGCGGCCTTCTGCGGGCCGTCAGGCAGTTGCCGGAAGGCATCGGCGACCTTCGGGACAAGCGTGGTCAGGTCGGTGAGGTCGTCTTTCGAGATCCCAAGCGCATTAAACAGCTTGGCCTTGTCGGATTTGGGGTCAAGCGCCTCGCTGGCATTCTTCGCCAGCAGCTTCAGCCCCTTGTTAAGCCCCTCGACATCCGTGCCGGTTTGCTTGGCCGCGTAGCTCCACTTGGACAGGACATCGACGCCTACGCCAAGTCGGATCGACGCATCGCGCAATTCGTCCGCGCGGTCGATGGCAGACTTCAGGCTATTGACGACCCCGCCGATGGAAACCGTGACGCCAGCAAAGGCAAGGAACCCGGTAACCGCAGACTTGATCGAGGCACCGAACGAACGGCCGAAGTCATAGGCCATCTTGTTCATGCGCTTCGTGCGCGCGTCCAGCTCCCGTTCGGCTTTAGACAGGCCGTCCGTCCACCCACCGATCTTTGCAATTAAGTCTATCGTGAGGCTGCCCAGCGAACGATTAGCCATTAGCGTTTAGTGCCCTTCGTTTCGCCGGCCTTCGATTTGATAAGGCCGAACACTGATTCGATGGACGCTTCGGGTTCTTCATCCCGCGCCCATTGCATGAAGTCGGATTGCTGGAACGGCTGCCCGTCGCGTCGCTTGACGCCGGCCGCGTTGAATACGGAGGACGCGAGCAATGCGAACCCCGCATCCATGCGGAGCATGGGATTCAGCGGGCCGCGCTTGTTTCGGTAGAGGGCAAGGCGGCCGAAGTCATCGGCCGTCATGCGCTCCCTCAGCTCTGTTTCGGGGATGCCGTAGGCGAGGCTGGCTTCGATCCAAAACTCGTCCTGCGGCGAGAGGCTTTTGGGCTTTTCCCGGCGACCTCCGTAATCGCCTCGAACAGCGGCATCGCCAGCCACAGTTGCAACGATTCGGCCTGTTCGACCGACTCGAACACCTGCGTGCCATCCTTGTGGCAGATCGAACGGAAGATCGCCACGAATGGCTGTTCGCGTCGTTGCGCCTGCATCATTTCGATGGCATCCGCAGCGGAGCCGCGACGAATCCAGACCGTCACCGATTCGTCGGCAACCTCACCCGTCAATTCCGGAATGTCCGGATGCTCCCATTCGGATTCCGGGCGCTGAACCGGGCGCTGGAACTTCACCGTCCGCTCGATGAGCTTGGACGGCACGAAGGCACCAATGGCCTTCAGGTCATTGAGTTGCATGTTTCTCGCCTAGAAAGGTGGGGCGCGGGAACGTGTGGCGAGCCACGCCCACAGACCGCCCCGTAGAAGGTCAAGCCGCCGGGATCAGCCCGGGTTCGCCGGATACTTGGATGCCCACGGTCGAAGTGACCTGAGCGTTCAAGCCGAAGCTGAAGGGGAATGAGTTCATGAAGCCCTCGAACAGAATCCAGCTGCGGCTGGTCGGGGTCACGAACTCGTATTCGCCAGCGGAGTTCATCGCGGACGTGGGCGCGGTGCCGGGGTCTTCCGACCAACCCACGGCCCAATGCAGCGTGGTGCCGGCAATCTTGTAGTCATGCAGCAGCTTGTGGGACGCATCCTTCGGATCGACATTGATCCCGAACGTCGCGGTTCCCGGCGTAGCCAAGCCCGCCTCGTAGGTGCGCGCCAGCGAGTTTAAGCAGGTGGTTTCCAACTGCTCGATGCTGGTGTCGATGCCGTCGATGCTGGTGGGGCAGCCCACCGTGATGATCGCTCCCGTGGTGGGATTGATCGCGTACAACTCAGTGCCCTGGGTCTTCATTTCGGTTTTCCATCCAGATGGGAAATACCGCCTCACGGCGGGATTGCGGCTGTCTCACGACAGTCGGTTTTGGCCTGTGCACAAGCCAAAAGGTTTAGCTGCCTCGATCCTCCCAGAACTCGGCAGTGAAGCTGGCCCGATACAGGCCCGTGTCCTGTTCCTTGTTTTCGCCGTTGTAGGAAACGACGTAGCCATGCGGCTCGAATGCGTCGCGCAAGGCGGTCAGCACCGCACGCGCCTCGGTTACGGTTTTCCCGTAGGCATCGACTTGAATGCCGATGTTGTCGGTCGTCGGCGTACAGGGAAGCGTGTTTTCAGGCGTGCCGTACACAAGCTGGTGAACCGCATATGGGAGCGCGTAGCCGGTCGATCCCGGCTGCGGCGCCAAGCCGAACGGCCAGAATCGGGTCGGGGCCGACCCAAGCAATCCCGTCACCGCTGGCGAAGCCACGGCGTATTCAAAAATTGACGGGTACATCAGAGTTTCGCTAGCTCTTTATCGGTTTCGGCCTGCATTGCGGCAGCCGTGGCATTGAAGGCGTTTTCTGCCTGAGCCGCACCAGCGGGACGGAGAAATGGTTGCGCTGCGGTATCGCTCGTTCCCATTTCCACGAAGCGCCAGTAAGTCGTATTTCCACCCGGAAGTTCACTCGCGCCCCTGCGGAACCGCGCTCCACCCATGACACCGACCCGCATCATCACGCCATCGACTTTGTTCTCACGGCGACGCCCGCCACTGGCAATCACGATGTTCCGGTCGATTTCTTCCTTTGTCGCCGGATTATCCAGTCGCTTGGCATTGGATCGCGCAGCGTCACGGATTGGCTTCGCGCCTTTACGCAACGCGCGGCGCATCGCATTCTTCCCAAGCCTATCTGGCAATGCCTTCAGCTTGGCGAGAATTGCATCGGCCCCTTCGATTTTCCATTCCATCACGCCGTTGTCTCCATCGCCTTGCGCTCGGCTTCCCAAACATCGGCCGCAGGCGTATCGCGGTATCGGTCGAACGCCGGGATGCCGGCTGTCCAGTGCAGGACGTTTCCACTTGTCGGCTGACCTTCGTCCACCAGCCGATTCCATTTCGGATGCAGCATCCCTACGTCCTCGCCGCAGAAATCCAGCGAGAGAAGATCTGCCATCGACATGCCCGAAATGGTGGCAGGCGTCATGTCCTGCCAGACCGGATGGGCACAGTTGAACAGCATGACCGACGCCCAATTCTTGCGCGGGTAATCCTTGTTCTCCGACTCCATCCCGGTGCCAACGTATTTCATGGGGTTCCGGGTGCTGTAATCCTTGTGCTGGACAACCTGCACCGCGAAGTCCGCACTGAACTGAGATTCAAGCTCCGCAACGTCACAGAACATCAGCATGTCGGAAGCGTCCACGAAAATCGCCCGCCCCTTGAAGCCCATCAGGTACGGGACAAGGAACCGGGACTTCGTGAACGTGTTGCTTCCCTCTCCCATCCCCATAGAGGACAGCGGGATCAGCGCCACCGGCCTTGACGCACGGGCAATGACGCTATGCGCGAATACGGCGAACCCGATGCTCTCGCGTTCGTCGTAGCCGCAGAACAAATGGATCACGCCAACGCCTCCACCCGCATGTCGCGCTTACGCTTGGCACCATGCGTCACCGGGGGAAGCACATTCACCGCGCTGAATCCGTGCGCCTGCAATAGCGCCGTAATCGTTTCCGGCGTGTAGCCCCAGCGGTGGCACATGTATGGGTCACGGTGCTCCGGATCGCCATAAAGAGGCCACATCGCCATTTGATCGTTCATTCCGGCCAGCAGGTTTTGCGCGGCGGCGGCGATGTTCGGCAATTCCAGCACCAGCTTTCCAGACGGCTTCAGCAGGCGGCGGAACTCGGCCACCAATGCCGGCGCCTCCCAGCGGTACACATGCTCGATGAAGTGGTAACTGTGCAATTCCTCCGCGCAATCGTCCTTCAGCGGAAGCGGGTTATGCAGCGAGCCATCTGCGGCGAACTGGAAAGCGTGCAACAAGTCCGGCGCGCGGCTGGCATTCGGATGCCTCACGGCATCCACGCAGTAGAACCCCGGCCACGTTTGTTTGCCGCAGCCGATATTGAGTTTCATCGCCGGTAGATTGTCGAATGCGCCTCGGCCTTTGGGGCCTCCGGCGTGTAGTAGTAGAGGGCCAGCGAACGGCGCTGTACGTCCTCGGGGCAGGCAAGCGGCGCTGGATGGCCGTGCCAGCTCTCGTCGTTTGTCTCAAACACCACGCACCTGCCCCCGATGGGCGAAATCAGCTTGGGATTCTTCATCCCAAGTTGAAGGTGCCCGTTCCATTCGTCCTTCCAGACCTCGTTCAAGTAGATCAGCAGGTTCACCCGCCGATGCCAGCCTTTCGG